CGAACAAAAAACAAAACCAAGATTGCAATCAAAAATGAGAATTGGAGATCAGATACCAAAACCACGATAACACAAATCTAAATAAGCTTTGTGAAAATCATGCCTTCTTTGTATCATATTCACGAGAAGAAAAAGATAGCTATCAGGGAACACAAGACTGATATCACTCCTGAGTACCCTGTAGATTGGTTCAGAACTGACAAGAGGAAGCCCAAAGTCACCCTTCAAACAACAAAATTGAAAGATGATGATATTTACGACGTCTTTCTTGGTGAACTTAAGAAGGGAGTGGCCAGAGTGCCTACGGCAGTGTCTGTATTATTAGACCTTGCATCAGACCTGAAGGCAACTCTTAAAGAAGAATGGAAATCGTATGGAGTAGTCATAGGGAAGAAAGACGATTTGATAACACCCTTAGACCTTTTTGATCATGATGTTGAACAGCAAGACAAAGATTACACTTCCACATCTAGAAAATTCAGTCAGGCTGAAAAAAGAGATGTAGGAGTTTTAGCATTAGGCCTGTATCGATTGGCCGCGGCACCCAATGAAGGACAATATCGTGATAAGATTTGGACTGCAATAATCAATCAAGTCCTAACTTTATCAGACACTATACATGCACCTGCTAAACTTCTTAATTTTGATGTAGCAGGTTATTCCGCATTGGTGTCGGCTTATGATATGTTCTTCTCAAAATTTCCTGATCATGAATATCAATATTCAAGAGTGGGATCGATAACATCTAGGGACCAGAATTGTGCGGCATTGACTGGTTTGACCTTTTTGAGCAAGACTATGGGAGTGGACATAGAAACGGTCGCCCAATGGATTTTTAATCACAAGGCAGGATCAGAATTGTTTAAGATGCTTGAAAAGGATGATCCGGAGATTGAAAGGTCAGACTCCTATTTCCCTTATCAACATGGATTCAGACTTGTCAAAAAATCAGCATATTCAGCTTCAGCTAATCCCAATTTGCATATGTGGATTCATATGGTTGGAACACTTCTTGGTGAAGCTCGGAGTAGAAATGCACGAGTTTTGAGTGGGGTTGAAGCAAAAGGTCTTTTTACAGCCGCAAGCTTAGTGGCTTACGGCAATAGGAAGGGAGGGGTTCTTGACATTCAATTCGCAGAGACTCTACCTGAAGATGGATCTGCTCCCAGTGGACCGCCTATTGGTGGTGTAGTTGATGAACCAGACAACAATTCTCCTACTGAATGGTTTGTATGGTACGATACTTCAGATGATGCAGAAGATAAAATAGATGATTTTATACAAACCACGATCGCCAGAATGGGACAGACAAGGGAAGGAACTGTAGGAGAGTTGATCAAGACACTGTAATAACACAAATCTAGAAAAAAACGTTACTATGGATTCGACTACAGTCATTACGAAGAAGATGATGAAAACCCTCCGAGGGTTAGATAAGAGGCTTAAGGAAGAGGACCAAAAATACTCGGATAATGTCGAGAGTCAGGGAAGTGGACCAAGTTTTCTGACTGAGAAAACTCAAGAATTCTTCTCAGGACCAGTCACAAGTGTTGCTGAACAACCGAATGAGGTAGTGGTAGAGGATGACAATGAATCTAGATCATCGGAAGATCAGGAAGAATTTTCAATTATACCCAGGAGGATCATTATTGACGTTTCAAGAGTAGAGAGAAGGTTAGTGAACTGGCTCCTGTCTACATTGGATTTCTTCCACATTCCACATAGAGAGGAAGGAGAAAGAGATAATCCAGGGCAATCATATGATGATGAGATTAAGTCCTTTAGAAGAAATGAGGCCACTTCTACCGAAATTAAGGATGATTCATGGGGAGATTATCAAGAGAACATTGAGGAGAAAGAAAGCAAGAAGTTGATAAACAACAAGTATGATCCGGATCTCATGAGATTCACCATGAAGGGGAGGAAAGGTCAGAAAGCAAGAATAATATTCATGAGTGACATATTCGACAATGACTTTTCCCCTCTTTGGAATTGTAAGACTCTCACAGATGTAAAGAATAAAATTAAAGAGACAGGTTTCTATGCTAGATATTATCGAATGTATAACCTCGAGGATTACGAGATCAAATTTGATACCCAATAAATACAAAGATAACACAAATACTTAAACTAGAAAAAAACAGACCTTTGCAACCTTCGCCTTATTATCAATTTATCCGTCTTTTATTATTCCTTATTCTATTTCTTGCATCTTAATTTAGCGCTTTTGACCAAAATACACATTTTTCAGATTCAATAATTAATTATATCTTCTCTCTGTGATACTGGACAATCATGAGTTTATCCAAATTTAGGGCTATTTTATCTCGCTCGACAGAGGATGCACCGCCTCCTTATAATCCTGGATGGTCTCTAGAGAAAGTTGTGGAGAGAGCTCGAATAGATACTTCATACCAGATTACTTCAAGCCTGAGGATAGTCTCTAATAGAGAAATGACAGAACACCACGGTGAGATGATGCTGGAAAAACTAAAGGAGTATTACTCCGGGTCAGTCAGAATGAGAGATTTTTATATGCTAATATTCCTAGCGGCTTTCAATTCTGTTGGACAAGGAAAGGTACAAGGTTTTAATACTTGTTGGGAAGTGAATTTCGATGGTGTGGTTCGACTTGGAACTGATAAGGACCCTCCAATGATTCCTATACAACCAGGGACCATCTCTGGAGAGGTGTGTGCTAACGGGATTAAAGCTCGGTTCAATTTTGTCTCAACTATACATCGGTCAAACGCTGTGGGGTTACCCTTATCAGTATTCATAGCAGGGAGAAACAAAGTTGCATTAGGAACATCTTTATATAGGGCTTCCCTTCTTGACATCAATATAAGTGTGATAGATGACGAAATTGTTGTCAAGATCTAACTTACTATGCATTGTAAATTTCACTCGTAGTCGAATTTAATCTACTTAATAGCATCTACTTAGCAAACTCAGCACTTGAAAAAAACATAATCTGCTTCAAAATTAACAAATAACACAAATAAGTATAAGAATCACAATTGGTTCTATCGCGAGGAAATCGTAACAATGATATTACCATGGACAAAAATCCTGATGTTAACTATTACTACATTTGGCTCGACCTGGACAAAATACGTACTTTTCCCAAGGACGATGGTACATTGGAAGCCGATCTTAAGATCAGACTTGCGGTGTCCTGGTCCCCGAGAATCCCCGATCATTGGACCAACATCCAAATCAACACAATTACGAGGACAGGGGATATCCCAAGAAGGAGATTGGGTGGGGAAAGGATTCTCATGCGAGGCATTCCGCTACCAAGTGAAATGCGATTTCCGTTGGTATGGTCCTCAATATCTAGAGAAGAAGAGGATAAAAGTAAAGCCGAACACCCTGGAGTGCGTATCGATGAAATCAAGCAAGAGGACCCCGGATCTAACATACCCAATTCCGGACTGCACGTGGAACAGTGTCACTACTACAGAAATCATCGTGATGACCAAGACAGAACACAACGTCCTAGTTGATCCTTATAATTTATCGTATATTGATCCAACCTTTCTTGAAGGTGGTAGATGCTATCAGAGTATATGTGAGACGACTACGGGTTTGTGGGTAGGAGATAATTTGCCACAGAATCACTGCTCAAAAATGACTGAGATGAATGCGTCAATATTTACCGATGGTGAAGATCGGTTGATGCTGGAATTAGAGTATGATGATCCAGTTGAGCTTATAGACACCTGCAAAATCACCTATTGTGGAAAGCAAGGTTTAAGAACTTCTTCTGGTCGATTTTTTGCCGGAAATTGGGGAGAGAATGTAGATGTAAAGGAAGAGTATGATAGACTACCAAGATGCGGTCCTAAAGAGACGATCTCATTCTTGTCACAGCATGATCTGATAGAAATAGAGGAGATTGACCAGATAAGGAGGATACTGTGCATAAATATGTTAGAACGATTGGTTACAACTAATTCAACGCCAACTCCTTTTGATTTTGCGCAGCTTGGTCCATCAAAGCCAGGGTGGGGTTGGACTCATAGGATCGATAAGAACCTGAAATTTCAACAAGGGTTAGCATTTATGGACTGGATGGAACCCTCATCAGTCGTAGAAGGAAACGTTGTAGGCAAATGGGTCAAAGACAAGATCCCTGTTGTATGGTCAGATTGGGTAGATTTCAGAGGGACTAAACTTGGGCCAGACGGTTTGTTGAATTATAACGCAACACTTTTATGGCCTCTGCAAACCTTGACTGCACTAGAAGATAAGCTAATACACATGGGTAGTACCATTATCAAGAACTCAGTCAATTACACCTACTCTGAAGGGATTTCAGATGATGATCTGACCACCACAAAAATAGAACATAATGGTTGGTTTCCAGGATTGTGGACATTTATAGATAAAAACGTGCACTGGTTGATTGCATCTGTCATAGCTATTGTAATATTCATAACAATACTCAAATGCACTGCAGCATACATCAGATATAGTAGGATACAAAAGTACGAGAAAAACCATTCAAGAAAAGTTCATGACATTCCGGAGGGTTTCTTTTAAAGGCCAAGACAACACAAATCTGTACTACACGAATCTTGAAAAAAAGATAGTATTAGTCTACTTTGTTGGTAATATCATCACTGCTATTGTTTTTTAGAGGCTGAAAATGTTTGAATTTGAGTATAATGATGTATTAGAATTAACAGATGACGATTTAGCCCAGACCCAATGGCATGATTTATTAGGAAAAGAAGGAATCCGAAGTCTTTTAAACCAACAGGATTATTCGTTGAACTCTCCTTTGATTGAAGATAGAGTGAATGAGCTCTTAATATCCATGAGTGATTCTGAGTATGTTCCAAGGATTGGTGCGAAAGTAACAAAAGAGGCAGCGAGTGTCTTTAAAGAACATGTGCAACCTAGAAATCTACGAGGGGTATCTGAACATCATAAGATATTTGCGAGTATATCTCTGAACAGTGAGGTAAAGACAAAAAGCTATGAAAAATGGAGTGAGACTACAAATTATTTTGCTTCTAAGACAGAAGAAATCACCAATTCCTTCTTTAAAGGATGGTTAGGTGAAACGTCAAGAGATACTACCAAACCTCTTTTGGACCGTCGGATCAGGAAATGGGGGGAGTTATTCTTAGATTCTTATTGGATAACCATGGCAATGAATGAACAAACAAAGACTGGATTGGAAACAATATGTGCCAAGAGATCTTGGATTGTCTCTTACGAAGGACCATCAAAGATCCCTGTTATATATGGACGATCACCAGTCTGGGGGGATTTTATAATAACTGGTGGTTTTTTCTTAAGTGAAGCAGAAAAAACCATAATAGAAAGACCCTTTTTCTTGATGATGAAGGACACTTGGTTAGCCCGTTTCAACACTATGGTAATGCTTAGCGGTGCACAAGGGGCTGATTATCCAAAGACTTTGATTGAGAATCTTGTAAGGATATACGAGATAGGTGATTTGGCCTTAATAGAATATGGGAATGACGCTTACGAGGGTATCAAACTATTGGAACCAATCTGTTTAGATCGTTTAGGGGAAATCACAAGAAAATATAGACCTCTCATACCTCGTTTTGAAGAATTTACCAAGTTTATATCAGAGACCATTGTGAAGCTCCCTCTCCAACTTCGAACAAGAATTCAACAAATGAGAGCAATAATAGATAGAGTCGACCTAGAGATAGAGGTAATAAATGTGTACGGTATATTTCGACACTGGGGACATCCATATATCAATTATCTCCAAGGGTTGCAGAAGTTTTTTGACCAGACGCATTGTAGGAAAGATATAGACAAAGAATTTGCTGGATTGTTGGCCAGTGATTTAGCGAGGATGGTTCTAAAGAAAATATGGACTGAAAAGAAGTTTTGGGCAGTAGATATCGGGAAAATCTCAAAAAGGCATCCATTGTATCAACATATAGAGGAGAATACTTGGCCAAAGTCAGATAAAAGTCTAGGAATGGGTGACACCTGGCATCTTTTACCATTGGTCCAATGTTTCGAGATTCCCGATGTCGTTGACCCATCGCAAATATACGCCGATAAGAGTCATTCGCTAGATAGATCTGAGGTTTTACAGTGGATCAAAGGGGGTAGTAAGGGACCAGTGCCAACGAGGAGAGTATTGAAAACTTTCTTGACTAAGAAGGCAACGAACTGGCCTGAATTCCTCGAAAAGATTGATAAAGAAGGGCTTGATTGGGAGTCGCTAGTAATAGGTCTAAGAGCTAAAGAAAGAGAATTAAAATTAACAGGGAGGTTTTTTGCTTTAATGTCTTGGGAGTTGAGAGAGTATTTTGTTATAACTGAGTGGCTCATAAAGAAGTATTTCGTTCCGTTACTAAGAGACTTAACAATGGCAGACGACTTGAATGATGTCATAAGTAAAATGTTGTCTAGTACATCAGGACAAGGGTTGGATGACTACTCAGTAGTATCTATTTCTAACCACTTAGATTACGAGAAATGGAACAATCACCAAAGGAAGGAATCAAATGATCCTGTATTCAGAGTGATGGGTCAATTTTTGGGAAAGCCTAACTTATTCACTAGGACACATGAGTTTTTCGAGAAATCGTTGATTTATTATGTTGATAGACCTGATTTGATAAGAGTAGATGAGGAGAATAGAGTTTATTGTCCTGCAGAGTTGGTCGCCTGGGAAGGACAACCAGGAGGAATGGAAGGATTACGGCAAGGAGGATGGACGATGACAGGAGGATTGAATATAAAGAGATCATCTAGGGTTCGAAATACGGCAGTACAGGCTATGATCCAAGGAGATAATCAAGTGATTTCTACAAAATATAAGCTGAGAAAAGTACATGGTGATGAAGATTTGGTTGATGCACTCCAGGAGATAATCAGAAACAACAATATGATAATACAACATATTCGGGATAATGCTGCCAAGCTAGGCTTAATCGTGAATGAGTCAGAGACTCTCAAATCAGCTGAAGTGCTGGTTTATGGAAAGGTACCGGTGGTAAGAGGGAATGTTCTTGGCATGGATAGCAAGAGGTACTCGAGAATCTCTTGTGTCAACAATGACCAAATCCCCAGTATTGGGAGTATCATGGCTTCAGTGGGGACTAACATCCTGACTGCCTCTCATTTCTCAACCTCACCAAGGAAGCATATAGAGCATTTTAATTTTTACTGTAATCTGGTCTTGACTTTAATCGAGGATTTTAACCCAACTACAAAACAAAGTATTCATGATCATTTCGATCCAAAAAATTTGAATTCCCAACTGTCTTTTCGGATTAGAGCGACCTATCTGGATCCTTCTCTTGGAGGAGTTTCCGGAATGTCTTTGACTAGATTTTTGATAAGGATGTTCCCCGACCCAGTATCTGAAGGTTTATCTTTCTGGAAAGTAGTTCATGACAACACTCCTGTCACTTACTTAAAAGATATCGCTAGAGCTAGCGGTTGGCCTAAATTAGCTTCTTATTCTATAACCCATTTTGACAAATTGTTAGAGAATCCCACATCTCTTAACACAATACACGGGATCAGCCTGACATATTACTTAAAGCAAGAAATAAGAAAGTCTCTACTCCGAGGTGTCACGAAAATTGAGAATGAAATCGTGGAGATGGCAGTTCGATATACAAAAGATGGAGGAGAAGAATTCATCCGTTTTCTAGAAGGAATAACCCCCTGCTTTCCTAGATTCCTTAGTGAGTATAAGGCTGCCACTTTTTTTGGTATCGCGGATAGTGTATTACAGTTGTTCGAAAATTCTAGGACTATTCGAACCCACTTAGCTGACAAGTTCCCGGTTAGAGCAACAGAAGTTCAATTCAAGGCAGAAGTCATGACCATTAAAGGTTTATGTGAAAGCCGCTCGATTGCACCCTATCTCTGGGACTGCTCTGCAACCCACGCAGATATGTTGAGAGCTCATTCTTGGGAAAGAGAGATAGTAGGTGCAACAATTCCGCATCCAATAGAGCTTCTTGGGAAGCTCATCAAATTCAATGATGGTCCAGAATCTTGCTGTATCCCCCAAGAAGATATGAGACATTTAACGACCTATATTCCTTTTGGGTTGATTAATTATACTTCTTCCAGAGGACCTCTTCCAGCTTATCTAGGATCCAGAACTAAGGAGACTACCAGTGTGATACAGCCATGGGAGAAAGAGTCTAAAGTCCCTCTTCTTAGACGAGCATTGAAATTACGAGATGCTATTCATTGGTTTGTTAACCCAAAAACTAAATTGGCAAAGAGTATCTTATCTGTTCTCAATGGTCTGACTAATATAGAATGGGATGATGGGTTAGAAGGGTATAAAAGGACAGGTTCCAGGATTCACAGATTTACCAGTTCCAGGCAAAGCGCGGGGGGTTACTCCGCAACAAGTCCCTGTAAGTTGACTAGATTGAATACTACTACGGATACCTTTACAGATTTTAGTGAAGATAATTATGATTTTATGTTCCAAGCTTTGATTTTGTACTGCCAAGTAAGTGCAGGAGAATTGCATGATAATGACCCAAGGCAAGGTACGTATCATGCACACATAAACTGTAATCAGTGCATAAGACCTATTACTGAAGAGGAGTTAACAAGCGAACTAGAATTCATACATCCGAATTGTTATGAACAGGTGAAGTTATGGATACCAGGGGGTGAGGTGGTCATAAAGGAAAATAGTAATACAGAGATCACAGTAGGAGACTGGAATAGTGTTCACAGTCATGAGAAAAGTAATGCTATTGGTAGAGCGATAGGTTTTTTATTTGGCGATTTAATATACACTACATCAGCAATCATCATAGAATCGAATTTGTTTCCAAATTCTCTTAATGGTTTACAACATCCTGACTCTTTCTTTGAAGGGCTTCTATCTGGGTTAGCCATGGCAGGAATTTTGGACATATTATTCAGGAGATCGACTCAAGAGAAGGATGATCCGACACCAGTGATAGTAGGATCCGTTAGGTATCTAACTAGACAACTATGTGCATCTGTTCCTTTCTTAAACACTTGTAGGAGCCCCATATTTCATAATTTGTTGATAAGTATCCCACATAGATCGTCCCCATCTTATCCGGCATCTACTAAAGATCTAGGGAAATTGGTACTAAATTACTTCGGTTACTTATTAAGAAGAGATATCTCGGATCTTCTGAGAAGATTAACAAGAGACTCCAATCGGATACAATGGGTATTTGCAGACCTTTATGGGACGAAGATGGTCGGATTACTCTCAATCGCCAGATATGCCTCAACGTACATATACAATTTCGGGAAAATGTCGGATAGAAATTGGTTTAAAAGGGCGAGGTCAATTTTGAGAGGTCTCAAAAACGATATACAATGCTTGAGGTCAGAAGATTGGACAGGTGTCAAGATCATAACGAAACAAATCAGGTTATGCACTTTGGAACTTCGAAAAGCCATTAAAGAGTGTAAGAGTCAAGTCCAAGTGATATCTCCTCCAATAACCTGGGATGGACCCACTCCGTTCCCTATAAGTAGTGTCAATATCAGCTATGGATCGATGGATTTTTCTTCTTTTAACATGACTATACCCCAAAGGAGTTGTCCTCTGATATCAGGGCTGAGAATAATGCAACTCTCGACTGGGGCTCACTACAAGATGAGTGCTATTGTAAAGAAATTGGGATTGAAATACGTCGATTTCTTATGCGGAGGAGACGGATCAGGAGGAATGACTGCCTGCTTGTTGCAGTTGAATTTGACGTCTAGAGGGATATTTAATAGTCTTCTAGACTTTGATGGTGTCATGTTGAGAGGGGGACGTCCTTCTCCTCCATCTGCTTTGTTATCCACAGGATCTAACCGCTATAGATGTGTGAACTTCTCGGATTGTTGGGAGAGTCCCTCGGACTTAGCTAATAGGGATACTTGGGAATACTTCCATCGACTAGTCGATAAATTCAATTTAGATATCGACTTGATACTCTTAGATATGGAGACCCGGTGTCACACAGTAACACAAAGAATTGTAGACCAATTGCATGGTGGCATCTCCGAATTTTTAAAGATAGGAGGTACTGTAATATTCAAGACATATCTTGGTTTATTGGTAAATAAGAAGATAGATATCTTGGAGAAGTTGGGTGTTCATTTTGGTCATATAGTCGGGGTCCAGACAAGTGTATCCTCTATGTACACTTCAGAGATTTACCTTGTATTTATGAAATATACCCAGAAACCTTATACTACTAGTTATCCTAAAGAGGAGAGTCTTGTAGCACTAGTAGATTCGTCTTATAGTTTACGTTCAGCCAAGGAAGAATTTTGCCGAGCTCTATCCTTGAAGAAGTACGACTTCATTAGTGGATTTCACGATTTGTTGATACCAAACAGAGAACTAGAACTGTTATCTTTATGTGAGAAGACGGGCTTATACAGTGGAGTCGCTGAATCGTTCATTAGGAGTTACTTAGGAAAGGTGTCAGAGAGTCAGAAGAATATTTCAAATAAGTTCTTTGCCCTAATGATTCTCGTTGTAAACTCTAGTATCCCAGTAACAGTATATCACAAAATAGAACCTACTCCTCCGTCCGACCAAGTGACTGAAGATTTATTATCATTAATGTGTGGTTTTCTTTACTGGTTTGCATGGTCTATAGAAGATCAAGAATTGTATGATATAGCTTATTCAAGATTTTCTGATTGTCATCCCTTGTTTTGGTCTTGGGTTACTGTGAGGCCAGGGAAAAAATTCTTGAAAAGACAAGAGAAAATAGAGGCCACCATAAAAGGTACCACATCGAAACAAGAATATACAAAATTCTACAGACAGAGTTGGGCCCTGGATAGAGGGAGTGTGAACAAAAGTATATCTCTTGATCGTTCGGCTGCAGCAGTGGGGCAATGGATAAGGATATTCAGTAGATGGGGAAAGAAAGCATCACCTATTGATATTGAACAGACTATTAAGTGTATGGAACCCTACAACCACGGATTAGATAAGAAGACACTTAGACTCTTCACTGGGATCCCTCAATATTTTTCAAAAGTCCGAGCTTCTACTAAAGGATGGTCGCACCCTGGACAGGTTGGGGCAGAGAGCTCCTGGGTTCAATAATACAATATACAACACAACTCGAAAAAAACTCACCTGAGCTGACACGCATTCTGGGGTTGCTGTCCCCTTCTCTCCCCTTTCTTCTTTTCCATACCCCTACACATATTGTAATAGTTCCAATGACGTCTTTGATTAATTGTTTGTGCCTAGTAGTCTTTGTAACAACTCCCACCTATTCATTAGAGACTTCCTATCCTCAATCTTGTGACCCTAGACCCTTTCCTTGCCTCTGGATGTGTTTTGATCATTGGGAGGATTACGAGTTAGCTGTCTCAGTTCCAGTAGTGGAGTTGACACCACAGGTCGTGATTGGATACCTCGGCATATGGAAGAACGACACTTGTGAAGCCTATCAGAGCCCAGATCATCCCAGAACACATCCTCTTGCTTTGTTTGATCCTCTTAGTGGGATGTTTATCCAACCTTCATTTGAAGATAGGAGATGTGAAAATCCACCATGTCTAACTGCATGGAGGACTTGTTGGATGCCGATATCTGATAGAACCCCGTACCCTTTATACCGGGATACCGTACTAGCTTTTTTTGTAAGAGAAGCTCCTGAATTTGATGGCCTACACGTCGTCGTTACTTTAGGAGGACTGACTAGCGCTCATTACAAAGACCTTTGCTATATGTACAAGGGTACGATGATTGGGCTCACTACAGTTCATGGAGGATATTGGGTAGGTATTGGAGATGATATTGACAGCCTGATTAAATTCTTACACCTTCCTTCTATACCATCCTGTTATAACAGAGCTAGATTACACATCCCAGAATCCCAAATATGTAATATCAAGACAAATAGACAGAGAAGAGGGGAACCACAAGTTGAGTGGTCTTCCGGGATATTATTTTCTTTAGGGCCATTGGGGAATGTTGAAGAACCAAAGCTAATCAGGGTCATCCCGAAGAAAGGCTGGGGGGGTGACTCGCAAGAATGGGACGACCACTGGAAGGAGTCCACACTGTTACACAGTGGGTATGCTCAGCTTATGAGAGAGGGTTTCCTAAATCGAACTATCCCAAAAGAAGAAAGAAAAAATCCTAGTCGCAAGTATCTACCATCCTTGGTTGTCCTGATATTATTCTGCATAGCCTTCTATGCAATTTTCTTGTGCCTAGTACCTATGCGCTGTCCAGAATTGATCAACAAGTTGATTAATAGAAGGAGAAGAAGGAGGGGGATCCAGACATTCAGAGAAAACCTCGCAATCTAAAATAATCATACAAATATATATCTATCGTTGTATAATTATAACCTTAAATGTTGTAACAAAGCATACTCGAAAAAAACGTGGACTACAGAAAGAAAAGAGAAAATGACGAAATAGATAGTAAAAAAGAACAAGAGATAACACAAGAAGATCGCAAATTCAGTAAAATGGAGTCCACATATTCTTTTTTTTCATAGGATGTATTTCTGGTTTTGTTTTTTGTTCTTTTTTACTATCTATTT